AAGCAATAGAATATCTTAAATCTGTTAACTCATATGAAGCCTATGAGAAGGGAAGTATCACGGTACGATACGCCCCTGGAGAAGATAGAGTCCTATTTTATACAAGAGATAAAGAAGGTGCTGTAGGGCGCAATATGAAAGGGTACGGACCTAAGTGGTGGACGTATGGAGATACAACGTCAGGGGTTCATGTAGGTAGAGGTACTACAGGGGTATTAGTAGAGGACGCAGCTTCTGCCTGTGCAGTTTCTAGGTGTAACAACATGGTAGGTGTAGCCCTATTGGGAACGAACTTAACTAAAAACCTTACCAAATCCCTAAAAATTTATAAAAGATTGATTATTATTCTTGACAATGATGCAAAGCAGAAGGCAATGTCTATGTTGCGGGGTTTAGATACACCCTCAACAATGCGAATAACTAAGTCCGACTTAAAGCTATTAAGTCTAAAAGATATAGAGAGGCTTATACATGATAATACTTGATGCTAATTTAAACAGACTAAAGTCTCTGTATAGCTGGTCCTACATGATTAGTAGTGTACGGGGTAAATCCGTTAGAACTGGCTATACGTTTATGGCTAAGTGGTATCGTTACGGACCAACCACAGTCACCGCAATGAGTACATATTTACTTCATCCGCATCTTGGCCCTCCGACTGTTTCAGTCTAAAGGAGCCATGCAGAGGAAAACTGCATTATCAACAACCAATCATTTTAAAGGTGTAACATGAAGTTAAGAGCGCTCGTTCTTATAGATTTTGAGATTCCAGATGGGGGATTTCTAGAAGCGGCTGAAGAGCAAACAGCCCTACAAGTAAAGATTGATGAGATTGCTGCCGCAAACAGCAATATTATATATCACACCATTGATATGCGGGAGCGTAGAGGTGATACCCAACCAGATCTCAAGAAAATGAAATTTCGCCAGACCTAACTATCTGACTTAATTCATTAAAAAATGAAAACAGGCCCTAGGTTTTACCTGGGGTCTTTTTTTGTCTTGATTACCATTGCTATGGTCTTCTATAAAGTGATTACAGCGTCACGCTGTTCTAGCTAGAAAGGACCACAAATGGATAAAGCATTGTTGAGGACGCTCCTGTCTTCAGAATTCTATCAGGCAAATAAAACAAAAATGAGGCAGTCATTATTCACAGGTAACAATGCAGAGGTTTATAAAACCATTGCCCAAGCCCAGGATAAATATGACCAGGACATCAGTACCAATGATATTCTAGCCATATGGGCTACTAACAACCCTGTAGCCACAGTCTCTGAGAAGGAAGACTTTTCCGACACTCTGGTAGAAGTGCGGGAACAAACCCCCTTAACCCCTGAGATAGCACGGGATGTTATTGCAGATCTCTGGCGCAAGGAAACAGGCAGGGATGTTACAAACCTGGGTATCCAAATGGCTGAAGGTCATGTGGATGCTATGGCTAAACTAAAGACCCTTATAGAACGTACATCTGAAGATTACCTGCCAGATGATTTTGGTGACCCTACGACAGATGATCTGCATGAGTTACTGGCCCAAGCAAGTGATGACGCACGATGGAAATTTAACATCAACCAATTGTCTAGGCAGGTCTACGGTGTTGGCCCTAGTGAGTTTATGATTATCTTTGCTCGACCTGAAACAGGTAAGAGTGCCCTAGCTGTTAGCCTCTGTGCTGCACCAGACGGTTTCTGCCAGCAAGGTGCAAAGGTTTTGTATATCGGCAATGAAGAAGCCACCCGCCGCACCAAGCTACGGGCGATACAATCCTTCACAGGTATGACCACCTCTGAGATCCAGGCCAACCCTGATATAGCTTCCAGTCGATACTTAGCCATTCGTGACCGTCTAATTATGAAGGACGCCCAGGAATGGGATATGAATATGCTGGATGGGTATGTAGCCCGTATTAAGCCTGATATCCTGGTTATCGACCAATTAGATAAGGTCAATATATCTGGGCAGTTTGGTGGAACACATGAGAAGCTTCGTGAAATATATCGCCAAGCCAGGGAATTAGCTAAACGCCATGAATGCGCTATCATTGCGGTATCTCAGGCCAGCGCAGAAGCAGAAGGCCGTGTACGCCTAGATTTCTCAATGATGGAGAACAGCCGCACTGGTAAGGCAGCGGAAGCAGATCTAATTTGTGGTGTGGGAAAATCATCTGGTGAAGATGATGATGGCCCTGACCCTACTAGGTTCCTGCAAATATCTAAAAACAAACTGTCGGGCTGGCACGGTCAAATCATCTGCAATCTACAAGCCGATATTACAAGGTATGTAGACTGATGGGGAAACGATCAAACTTTGAAAGAAAGCCCCGTGACTACTATAGAACGCCTATAGAAGCCGCAGAACCTATCAGACCGTTTATACAGGATGTTCAGACGTTCTGTGAGCCGTGTGCTGGTGATGGCGCATTAATACGATGCCTTCTTACGATGGGTATGACCTGTGTTAGTGCCTACGATATAGAGCCTCAAAAGATTGGCATCGATATACTGGACGCCACCCAGCTTGAGGAAAATCATCTTAACAATGCAGATGTTATTGTAACGAACCCGCCTTGGGAGCGTTCAATCTTACACCCAATGATAGAAAGGTTCTCAGATCTGCGGCCTACTTGGCTGCTCTTTGATGCTGATTGGGTTCACACAAAACAGGCCATCCCCTTCCTACCCAGACTCAGAAAGATAGTGAGCATTGGACGGGTGAAATGGTTCGATAAAACCGCAGGAAAAGACAACGCCTGTTGGTATCTTTTTGACCGTTACAACGAAAGTTATAACACTAAATTCTACGGGAGAACATAATGCTATCATCGGATTGCACAATACAGGATGTGAAAAACGCTATCCACGACACAAGGAAGTTTATCCCCTACGACGATAGCTTTCATAAAACATCTGTTAAAACTCTTAACAAATTAGAACTTCTATTGGAGTTCATGGAGATTGGTGGAGAGGGTATAAAGTACCGTGGTGGTAGTGTTGAGATAGACAATAAATATCTTGCAACGCTGGCAGGTAAGAAATGGTGCGTCATAGGTAAAAACAGGTGGTATCCCTACGGTAACCCTACTGACCTTCTTCACAAGTTGCGGGGGTCGGCTGATGCTTAATGAAACTGACCTGCAAGAATTCTACGAAATGCTTGAGAAGAATAAGGCAGCGTACAAGAAAGCCCAATCCCCAGAAGTAAAAGATCTTTTGGATGAGCAGCTTGATTTAATTAACGCTTTTATTCTCAATCAAAATAAGATCATCGCTAAGTTGGCGGGGTTTAAAATATGACTAAAACCCTCGTACTAGATCTGGAAACCACTGTTCAACGGTTTGATGGAAAGATCGACAACAGCCCCTTTAATTGCGCAAATAAATGCGTATCGGCACACTTTGGCTGGTTAGGTTGGGATACGGTAGATGAAGTAACCCATCTAGTATTTAACCATAATGAAAAGGACGTTCCTGATAGCCCTGAACCTTTGCGTCAGGCTTTGTTAGAGGCTGACGTGCTAGTTGCCCACAACGCCAAGTTTGATGTGTTATGGCTGACAGCAATGGGTATGCCTATCCCGCCTACAATCCGTTGCACAATGATAAATGAATATATCCTGGCTAAAGGGCAACGTACAAAGCTTTCGTTAAAGGAAACAGCCCAGCGCAGGATGGGTATCGAAGTTGGTATGGCAACCAGTGATGAGCAACCTCACGAATATTATGAGGACGCTCTGGCATGATTACACAAAAGAAAAGTGATTTAGTCGATGACCTGTTTAAGTCTGGTGTCGGCTTTGAAGCCATGCCCCTGGATGATGTTGTTATCCCTTATGCAGAGGCTGACGTTAAAGCATGTGCAGAGATATATCTCTCGCAGCTAGATGATCTAAATCAAGATCAGAATAAGTCTCTAGATAACATTGTCGTTCTTATGAATGAAATGCTTGGAGTCTTGGTGGAGTTTGAAACCAACGGGGTAAAAATAGATCTAGAAACCCTAGATAACATCGGCACTCAGTTTCAAGAAGAACACGATCAACTTAGCAAACGCCTAGAGGAAATCGTAGAAATGGTGATGGGTGATACCATCATTAATCTAAAATCTGGGGCCGATACATCACGCCTTATATACAGCCGTGAGTTCAAAAGCCCTAAACATAAATCCTATCACATTCAGACCTTTAATATAGGCACTGATGATAAAGGTAGGCCACTACGAACCCCACCTATGAATGATGCAGAGTTTAATACTGCGGTAAGGTCTAACTTTAATGTGCCGCAAAAGACGATGGTGGAGTGTTGCCCTGAGTGTGATGGTAGGGGGTTAATCCAGAAGTACAAGCAAATCACCAGGCAAAAAAACAAGGTTAAATATAAGATTAAAGGTGAGGCTTATAAAAACCTATCAAAGTGTCCATCATGTTTAGGGGTTGGGGCTTTTTATAACCCCACTGGAGTAAAAGCGGGTCTTAAACTTAGCCCAATAGGTCCAGCCTACGCATCGGTTAACGGATTTAAGACAGACAAGAATACTATTAAGCTTCTTATCTCCCACGCAGAAAGTAAGGGTAATGATCTAGCCGTAGAGTTCCTAACAAAGCTTAGTAGGCTTAATGCTTTATCAACTTACCTGGACAGCTTTGTGAAAGGTATGAAAACCTGGACCCGCCCTACGGGATTAATACACACAAACTTTAATCAATGCATAACTGCGACAGGACGCCTTAGTTCCAGCAATGTAAATCTACAGAACCAACCAAAGAGGGGGTTTCCTGTTAGGAAGGCCATTGTTTCTAGGTTCCCAAACGGATTCTGCGTTGAGTCGGATTTTATCGGCCTAGAATTTAGAGTCGCAGGGGAGGTTTCTAGAGA